TTATTTGTACTTTTTAAAGCTACTGAACCAGAAGTACCACAAGTTAAGGCTACTGTGTATGTACCTTCCTCATAATCGTCTAATGTGTTTGCATCTGTGTTTGATGTTACGCCTAGATTGATGCCATTACCTGATGTTCCAAATACTATATCACCATTGGTAATAGTCAGATCAGTTCCGACAGTTAAAGTACTAGCCATATCGACAGCACCATCAATATCAACAACATCTAAGTTAGCTGTACCATCAACATCTAGGTCTGTAGTAACTACTAGACTACCTGCAACAGTTGTGGTTGATGCTGTTCCTGCAGCGATTGTTACATCTACTTCTCCGTTTGTGGCATGTTCACCTTCTAAAACTAATCCTGCTGCTAAGGCAGTTGTTGTTCCATCACTCTCAGCAACAAATAAAGACAGCTTTCCTGCTTCATCTGTATTTGCAGATTCAGAAACCTCTCCAACTATTGATGCAAATGCTGTTTGGGCTTGACCAGAGTCATCTCCGTAAAAGGATATCGTACCAAGATCATCTCCATCTGCACCAGCTGATCCTTTATCCATGACAAATCGTAACTCACCAGCAGTTGTACCATTATGAGTATTTTTGATCTGTACAATAGGTTCGTCAGTAGTGTTGTCAGAAATTATCAGGGAAGGTGTAGCTATTGTTACAGCAGTTGAAGCTGCAATATCTACTGTAGGTGCAGTTAATTCTAATTCTACATCTGCATCTACATCAAGTTGTCCATTTGTACTTTGATTAATAAAAGTTGCAGCATCTCCAAATGTAAGTTTATTTGTACTATTAAGTGTTAAACCTGTCCCATCAGTATGGGTTAAAGTAGTGTCAAGATCTGCACCAAATCCTAGAACTGCTGAGTCAGATTTTAAAGATAAATCATTTCCTAATTTTAATGATGTAGCAAATAAACTTGCAACTGCTGCTCCTCCACCTGCCCCATCTGCATATATAATATCAGCAAAACCATCTGAAATAGTTGCATTAGCACCAGTTCCTTGAGTGAATTGAACTTCTTGTCCAGAAGCATTAACTACAAAATAAAATTTGTCTTGAGTATTATCTGAAAGTGTTATTGTATTTGTTCCTGATGGTGAGCCACCTAAAACAAGAACTTTATACATTCCATCGGTTAATGAACCATCCGTTGTTGTTAGAGTTGTTGTTGTTCCTGTTAAAGAAAGAGCACCAACTCCACTTAAAGATCTATCAATAATATCAAAGTTTGTATTTGTTGTTGCTCCCCAAGTTCCAGATTGCTCACCAGTGGCTGGCTTTTCAATCCCTTGATTTAATGTATAACTGCTTGCCATATCAATCTATCCTTATTATTGCTGATCCCCCTGCTGCTGGTAAAACAATTTTAAATGTTCCTCCTGCAACAGTAAAATCTCCACCAAAAGCCAAAACAGCTATTGCTTTATCACTATTAGTATCATTATATATTAAAGCACCATTGGCAGTAAAGGTTGCAGATGACCAACTAGGATCAGCAGCATCAAAATAAGCTGTTGTTCCAGAGACTGCAACAGTTGCTGAAGTTAATGTTACACCACCTGCTGTGTAGCCTGTTCCACTTATTTCATTAGAGGTGGAATAAGCAGTGGTTGTTGCGTTTAATGTTGCAGAACTCGTAAAAAGAGCGATCTTTATAGTGTCTGTTGCTAATTGGTGTCCTTCTTGTAAAGCCTCTGACTTAAAAGAAGTGCACATTGCTTGTGTTATTGCCATTTAAATACCTCCATCGTATTCAGCCGAGTAAACTCGACCCATCTCTTGTTGAAATAATGTAATTGCTTCATCAAATTGCTCCTTATATAGTTTTAACGTCTCTGGGGACTTTAGGAAAGCAGAACTTTCATATAATGATGCAGATAATAAAACATTTTCTGCATGTGTTCCAACCCAACTCGTCGCATTGCTTGTTGAAAGCCCTGTCTCTGGAGCAATGAAATCAACTTGATATGCTAAAGTTGCACTTGGAGTTGGTGCTAATGCTACAATAGTACCACTTGTTGTAGCATTTTTTGTACTGTACATTATTGGTGTTCCTGTTGTAGAAACATTTGGCCAGTAATCTTTTAAATAAGAATCTATTTTGTGATTCAAATAATTAATATTGCTACTTGAATCAGTAACTGAGACTTGACGAACCATACGAGCATTGGCAACTGTATATTCGGAAGTTCCAACAACAAGTGTTCCTGTTGTTACATTTCGAAAACAAGGAAGACTTGGAAGTCTTTGGAAAACCAGATTTTCAGCTTGTGTTATTATTGTTGGAATAGAAGTTGATAATTCTGTTGAATCGTCTTCTAAAAAATTTTGTATATTTGCTAAAAGCTCTGTATAATTCATTATTGACCCCAAGCTCCTACATTCCAAGCACCAGAACCCCATTCTTGATTTACTGTGATAGACTCAGTGCCAACAGCACCTGTTCCAGCAACTCCTGACTCTGTGATTGATGCTTCTGGAACTTCTGTTCCTATTGCACCAGTGCCAGCAACTCCTGCTTCATCAATAGATAATTCAAAAGTTTCTGTTCCTACAGCACCTGTTCCTGCGACACCTGTCTCTGTGATTGATGCTTCTGGAACTTCTGTTCCTATTGCACCTGTTCCTGCGACACCTGATTCAGTAATTGATAAACTCAATGCTTCAACTCCTACAGCACCTGTTCCTGCAATTCCTGAAACGCCTGAAACTTCCATAGTTTGAACAGAAGTTCCTACAGCACCTGTTCCTGCAACTCCTGCTTCATCAATAGAAGACTCAAAACCTTCTGTTCCAATAGCACCTGTTCCTGCGACTCCTGTTACATCTGAACTTGTTTCAAATGAAACATGACCAACATTCCCAACTGCAAATATATCTAATGGTCTGTTATAATTATTTGCTTGCATGCTGGTTGTATTTGTGTTGAACCAGTTGTATGTCAAAAATATTGTTACTGGATCTGGATCATTGTCTGGTCTTGGATTAATAAGTGCAACAGGATCTGTTACATTTTTAGAAGGAGTTAATTGTGGATGTTTTACTTCCCACTCTTCAGGTTCAACACGCAAATTGTCCCAAGTTGTTTTAAGCTGTGTATATGGAACTTTAAAACCACTTCGATCACTTATTGCGTTTGATCTTTTTCCTGTTGCAAATCTTCCCATTATATTAAGTTCAATGCTGTTGGTTGAATTTTAAGACTAACACCATCATTATCAGTTGATGCTGCAAAATTAAAAGCTCTTTCATAAAGTTCATTTAAAAGCTGAAATTTATCAGGAGCATACTTAACTGCTAATTTACTTGCTAACCCTGCACAAATACATTCACTCCATGTATAAGGAATATCTGTATCTTCATTTGAAACAGTAACATCATCAAGTTGATTTATTGACCAATAATTAAGAACATAAGTATTTATGTCTGGGGACTGCCAAAGATACAATTTAGAAATATTATTTGATCCAGATTGTAATCCTTTATCAATCATGTATTGGCTTGGCTTTCCAGAGGATGTTTTATTTGGAATTTGATTATATTCTGCAATTGTAATTCTGTTGATCAAGGTATCAGATATTGTTGAGTCGGCAGAGTTATGAATAACAACATCCAATAAATCAATAACACCTGCTGGTAAATTATATGTAATAGTATCTGTTGATAAACTTAATGTTGATGTGCTAACTGCCCAATAATTTATTCCTCTGTTTGCCCATTCAGAGAATAATAAATTTAAACTTCTTCTTGCTGAATTCGCATGATGACCTGTCCTTGTCTGAGGATCAATGCCACATCTTTCAAAAGATTCAGCTATGACCTCTTCAACATTTGGTCTAAAAGCAGTTGTTCCAGAAGTTGCCATTCATTCTCCTATGCAAAAAAGAAATGCATCATATCAATTGTTCCAACAGTGTATTTTATACTCAATCCACTTTTGAAAAGAATACCTTCGTCTGGTATAGTATTATCAAGTGTTGTGTTATCAGTCCCTATTGTTCTTGCTTTAAGCAATGTTGTTCCACTTTCTGGAGTTCCATCGATAAATTCTATAACACCTGCTGTTCCACCTGAAACAATTGAATAACCTTTTAAACGAACTCTTGCACCACTGGCGACAGATTGTGCAGCAGAAGCAATTGAACCAACTGTTATGTTTGCTGCAAACTTTGCAGAACTAGTAACTGAAGTTATCGTTTTAAAATATTTAGTACCATTAACAGCTTCTGCAGATCCAGTTGAAGTAATTGTTTCTGTTAAAGCATCGTCAAATACATCCGTTCCTACTATTGTATTTGTCTTCGCATTATCGCCTGTTCCTGCTGTTGTCACAGATAAAATCCTAGCTCCACCTGAAGCAAAAGAAGCGTTTTCTAATGATGCTACTGTATCGGGTCTTGCTGCTTCAACAATAAAATCAGCATCGGCAGCAACTTCATCGCTTATAAAGGCAACTTGAACATCACTTTGAGTTCCCATTTAAATCTCCTTTTAAATATGGGGAAAATTAATTCCCCATTTAAATTTTATTCAAAAACATTTCTGCTTATGCACTGATAATGAGCATTTACAGCTTCAGCAGCAGCAGCACCTGCTTCAATTCCAATATAAGGAATTAAATCAATATCATCAGTTAATGCAGTTGATTTTGTTGTTCCAGTTGTAACAGCAGTTCCACCAGTTGAACCAGAAGTAGTTGTAACATTATACTGAATACCATTAACAAAAATAGCAGCTTTTCTATCACTATCAATTACAATTTTTAAGTGATAAGGTGTATCGGCTGCAACAGTTACTGGNATTNGACTGATATAGTCTGTTCCACCAATACTATGAACAAAATGCCATAAGGTAAAATCAGTAAATGCTTCAGAGTTTGTAGCATCTGTTTGAAACTTAAAGAATGCTTGGTTATCATCTGTAGCAACCAATTGATCATTTGTTAATTTAAGACCAGCCCAAACTTTTTGGTTATCAATTGCAGGTAATGAAATTGAACATTCCCAAGTCACTTCATTCTCAGTTCCCCATTGAGTACCACTCCAAGCTGTTTGGTTAGTATCTAAGTGAGGCACAAGAATTGCTTGGTCTGCATCTGCACCAGCAGTAGTCATTAAAATACCACCATGTGTAGCTGAAAAAGTGGTCAAAGCAGTTGTCATGTTAGTGCCTAATGTTTCAAAGTCTCTGTTAGCAATAACATATGCTGCTAGAGCTGATGCACTATCTGCATCTGGATCAATAATTGAAACAGCATTAAGTCCTGGTTTCTTTTTAAACCATTCTTCTAAGTAATATCTGCGAGTATCTTTGGCAGCATTACCATGTAAAGTTCTATCTTGTATTAAACCACTGGTTGAATTTTTACTAACCAGTTTAACCGAATCTTGTGAGCGAACTGCTCCACTAAAAGTTGTTGTTCCCATGTCAATCTCCTTGTTCTGGGTAAGTCTACATAAATGTAGTCAAGGTTGAATGAGGAGGGATTTCCCCTCCTCAATTATTTATTGTCAGTCAGCACCCTCAGTACCGAAGATTCCTCTCCAATCTGTGAAGCCAAATGAATATCTTTCACGAACCTTATAACGAACATTACCAGTTTCAAAGTCACCTTCAATACCTTTTTTCATTGCAGTACGTTGAAAATATTTCATACCATCAGGAACATCAGTTTTAATAAAGAACGCATCAGAATCACTTAAACGTCGCATAACATGATATCCTTTAGGCAGATAACCACCAGATCGGATAGCATTTATGTCGTTGTCAGCAGTTCCAGATCTTAACTGGGACTCTAATAATCTTTCAGCAGTAAAACTGTATGCTGTTGGAATTATTAAAGTTGTTCCCTGTGCAGCAACCCTTATTCCACGATCGTCTTTCATATCAGCTATGTTGATAAGAATTGACTCCAGTGAAGTTTCAGATAAATCTGCAGCAGTTGCCAGAGTGTTACTCTGATTGCCATTACGAGTTGGGTGTGCTGTACTTAAAAGTGCAACACCATCCCCACCAGTAAAACTTGAGCTTGTTGCGTTATTTAAAACATTTGCACCTTTGATTTCTTTAGTAGAAGCCATAGATCTTGCTAATGCTTTTGTGTAACGAGATGAGATTGAACCATATTGGCCATCCTCTTCTGCTTCTTCAGTAATTGAAAAAGCCAACGCAACTGTCTCATGTTGATATCTAGCAGTCCATTGCTGACCTGCTGAATCATAAGAAACAGCTGCACCCTCATTTTTGACAGGTGCAACATCAAAACCTTCCAACAAAACATCTTCCTCAAATGCTCTATTAGAACTATTGGTTTCAAAAATTTTATTCCACTCTGGTGGATATTGATCATACTCAAGACCGAATAATGTATTCAATCCAGGCTCAAGCATCGAAGCGAATTGTGCTCTATTCATTGCCATTTTTCATATCCTCCTATATACCTGCACCATCTTTGATGAGATGTTCATTAATAAGAACTTCCATCACAGCATTCGTGCCAAAGGCATTATTGGGATTGTCATGAAGTGCAAGTATTTTAACACTGGCAGTACCATTTGACATTGTTCCACTTGATTCAAATCCTGAAATCCCTGTTGTTGTTGAGCCAGCACCAGCAACTACATCAGCACAATTACCGATATTAGTTTGAGCAGGTGAACCAGCAGACTGAACCTTGTAAACAATGAACGGATCATCATAAACATAAGCTATGATATTCGTTGCAGCTGTTCCACTTGGCCAGTATTGACTATAAACATATGAGCCATCCGAAGCAGTATATGATACTCCTGCAAATACACCAATATTATTGACTTCAGTCGCAGTATGAGGTGTAATAACACCATCAGCTATAACAATAACTAGATCACCTGTGAAGATGTTCTCTGCTAAACCTGTCGCAATAGTATATTTATTTGCACGAGGAGCATAACCACTAAGATGGCGAATTGGGATAAACCCAAAAGCAGCATCTACATTTGCCATTTACTCTCTCCTTAATTATCTTTCATAGCAGTTGGCAATCGCCCTCTGCTAGTTGAACTTTGACGATTCTGATGAATTGCCATACCTCCTGTCCTTCCTAATGCATCCAGATCACTTGCTATTGATTCGTTTTGACCTTCGTTTTTTCCTGAATAAAACTCTTTCATTGATTTATGTTTTTCTTCTGGCATTTCACAAAGAAGCATTCCTTCAATACCTATGCAACCTGCCCACTGACCATGATTGATAGTTGGGTATCTCTTATCTTTCACTGTACTAGCAGGACGTGCTTCCCAACCTGCTCGCATACGTTTGTACACGTTGTCGGGAGTTTCTTTACCTTGAATCGAGGTAGCGATCCATCGTTGAACATATCCAGGACGAGGATTAGGTGCATCCAACAATGATGGTGGTTTCCATGCTGTGTCAGGTCTCACTTCTTCAGCACGAACATTTTCACGAGTTTCTGAAACTCTCACATTTCTATTTTCAGCCACAATTAACTCCTATTACTTTTTTGAATTTCATTTGCATATTGTTTTAATGCCTTTTCGTCTGTAATACCTAGTTCTCTTGCCATTCTGAGTTGATCTTGTGAGATGCGAACTCGATTGCCTTTGTAAGTAGATCCACCAGCAGTTGGAGCGACTGGAATCCTGCTTTTAATCTTTGTCTTACTCTTGCTCTCCCCAGAGATTAACTCAGGGAACATTTTTTGTAAACGATTATTTAAAGAATCATAATAATCGTCGCCATGTTTATCATAACCTTCTAAATCTAACTGAACATCGATGGCTCTTGCTGCAGCAGATTCTCTCTCATATCCATCAGCATTAAACCAACGATTTTTCTGCCACCAATCCATTGCTTTTGGAGGTGGTGGTGTTGATGCCTGTTGTTGAGCACGACCAACTGTTGGAGAAACTGCTTGCTGAGATTTTTGCTGTTTCTGCATTTCTGCAATTCTCATTGCTGCTCTCATGTCAGCCATCTGCTCTTGAAAATTAACTTGTGCTTCTGTATCACCCTCTTCAACAGCTTTTGTCAATGCAGCTTTTGTCTGGGAATATCTTTGATTAAATGCTTTTTCATCATTCTGTTGAGATCCTTGCTCAAGTCTCGCTAATCTTGCTTCAAGTTGAGCATTCTGCTCTTGAAGTTTTTTCGATTCAAGTTCCGACTCTCTTCTTTCATTGACGAGCTTTTTTATTCTTCGCTCAACTTTTGGTCCAAAGTCTTCTTGTTTTTCAGCTTTTTCTTCAGCTTCTGCTACAGGGAAATCTTCTTTCTGTGGCTCGTCTGTAACTTCAATTTCAAAATTATTAGGATCTTCTTTTGCCTTAACAATTTCATTTTCGATCTGTTCAATCGCTTCTTCGTTATTATTTTCCATGGTGACGTTCTCCAAGTTTTCGTCTATTATAAGTATGCAGTAACTTCAACACCTTCAGGCAAGATAGAAGTTATCTCGTCATCATTGAGTAAAAGAAACCGAACACCATTGATTACTAGTTTTTGACCAGCATATTTTCCATATGTAACTCTGTCTCCAGATTTAGGTTTTGTAAGTTGTTTCCAACTTTCACCTGTACTCCTGTCACGATATGCTAATTCACCAATTCTTGCAACAACACCATGAGCAGTTAAATATGCTTCATTATCTTTTGCCTGAGTTGGCAATAATATACCACCTTTAGTTTGTTGCTTAATTTGATTTGGCTGTATTAAAATTTTCCATCCCATTGGAATTGGAAGGTCTTTCATTCCGATAACTGATTTAGACTCTTCATCGGTATAGAGTTTCTCGACACGTTGATGAGACATGGTTATTCATCCTCTTCATTTAGTTTTTTTAATGTTTCATCGATAATCTCTGAAGCCTGTTCTAAACCTTCAGCAATTCCGACGTTACGATGATATGCTTCAAAATCGCTCATGCGACCTTCAACCATGTCACTCGCTATTGTTGTTTTCTTCTCTTTCAGGTTTTTCTTTATCCTGTTCAACAGATTTACTATCATTGATTTCTGCTTCTCCTGACATTGAAACTCCTGTTACAAAGACTTCAACAAGCTGTTCGTCAACTTTTTCTACTTCTGACATTTATTTCCTTTTTTTGCCTTTTCTAATAGGCTTTTTCTTTTTTCCGTACATTTTTCGTCCTTTCAATAAAGATTTAAAATTACTTCTGTTCATTTCTACCTCTTATTTAAGATTTCGTAAAGCATTGAATATTAAGTAGACCCATCATCTTCTCTTAATGCAGCAGCAGTCGCTGAAACTGCTACAGGGCCTACAATGCCGTATTTCTCCATTATTTTAATTAATTTATCATCAAAGATTACAAAGTTTGTATTTTTGCTATCTATTTTTCCAGATAGTTGTTCTGCCTTGTATTTAATACCTTTAATTCCTGCTTTAGATAACGCCTCAGAAGTTATTTTGTCTGTTGGCAACATCTCACCTATAGTCTTAGGTCTTGCAAGTTTTAAATCCGACTTTATATCATAAACAATGTTTGAATCTATGTCTGGATATTTGTTAAAAGGCACAACTTCTTCAAATTCTTTGAATAAATCATACTCTTTTACATTGTATGGAATATCCTTGAAAACCTCATCAATTAATTCTTTATATATTTTTTTAGCTTTTTCATTAGGTAATTCATCAACAAAATTATCTAATTTTTTGTTTAAATTTATTACAGCTTCTGACTTTTGTTGAGCAACTTTTACTTCATTAAGTAAAGAAGCATCTAAATTTTTATTTTGTAAATTCTCAAGAGCATTTATAAATTTGACCTTTATTTCATTTGACTGCTCACTTAATGGTAAATCATAATCAAGCAGTTCTTCAGGCTTTGGCTCTAAAGCAACTTTATACGTTTTGCCTTCACTAAAAATTAAATCTAAGTCTTTTTCTTTTATTCCTGAATCAACAATTTCTTGAAAACTTTGTCTAACTTGTGGACTCATT